ACTTCGGCTTAGCTACACCACAGTTTTGGTTACGCTTATATTTTCAAAGCTTAAGTTGTTTTTAATTTTTGCCGAGAGACCGTGAGGTTGAACCCGGCAAGGAATGAAGAGGAAGGATTTGGAGGCGCGAGGAAAAGCGCCAGGGAGGGATTTTTCCACCCCGTTCTGGGGAAGAGAAGGTAGGAGAAAGGACAAGGAAAAGGGAGGGGAGTCTCCCTCAAATCGGCAAGTGACCCTGAATACACCCATCCAGAGTGGGCGTAGGGCAGGGAAAAGACAGCGTGTTGGCCTGCTAGGAAGGCTGGGAGTTGGATGGGGATCCTTCTTACAGGAGGACATCGTCCAAGCCCTCATTCACATGGCATTGGTGCTTCATGCCCTGTTTTCCTCCATCGACCGGCGAATTCGCTCATTATCTCGACGTGTTACCGCTCTTGAATCTCGACGAACCACAGGAGATCCTATGACGCTAGCTTTCATCTTGGGCTTTCTCACAGTGTTATGTGGATGCGTGGTGATTGACATGCAAGTTTCTACCGCTAAGGGCACGGAAATTTTTGAAGGAAAGACGAACCGGACAGACTACTTGCATCTGGTCAAGTTACCCGCTGATGGTTGCTGGAGTGGCATTCTTGTCACAAAGAAGTGCCCAAAAGTGACTGACTTGGCAAAGGACCTCGAGTCAACAGATTGCGGATCAACGTGGACTGAGTTCACATTGCGGTATCGGAGATGTGCCGTGAAGAAACGTGAAAAGCGATCACGTGAACCCCCGAAAGCGGATCTGCTAGCTGAAATGGAGATCATCGCGTTCAAGACCATTCGCGAAAATAAGACGATTTTCATCGTGGCCCTACTGTGTGTGGCAATCGCGAAGCGTTGGCCCACCTGGGTTGTGATTCTTCTGGCTATTGGCACTTGGACCACAGTAAAGGGGGAGTTTGTTGAACCGTTATACACGCTGAAAGCGGAACAGATGACCATGCTACAGACCATTGTGAGACCGGAGGAAGGGTACGTCGTGGCCACGCCAAACGGTCTTCTCGAGTTTAAAACAGGACCGGCGGAGATCTATGGGGGGCAATGGCTGCGCGAGTTACTCGCAGACTGCCACGTCAACGCATCCTATTCGACTGACGTGTGTCCCGGTGGATCGCAGCTCAACATGGCTGACATCATGGCCAAGGAACGAGTATGCTCGACCCAGCCATACAACCGCGGTTGGGGCACTGGGTGCTTCAAGTGGGGGATTGGATTCGTTGGAACGTGCGTCGAACTCCATTGCGACAGAGGATTCAACGTTTCTTCCATCGCTAGGTCAGCCATTGTCATGAACGTTACGGCTAGCTTCCACTCTGTTAGCGACACACAACAGATGGTTGGCGACATACCGCTTACATTTAGGTTTGCGAAACTCGGAAACGCGGCGATGACCTGCAGGTTGGAGTCTGAGCAGTTGCTGCTTGATTACTATCACGTTACGGGAAGCTCTCACGAGGGGCTGTTTTTGCGGTCGCAAATTGACAGTTGGCCTGGTGTGCACTCTACCGCTAGTGGTCGGCATGGCATGGAGAAAGTTGTTGTGTGGGGAGATGCTAGGTCCAATGAGATATTGGTAAAAAACGTAATTGAACCTTCGTTGTCCTGGGAAGACGCGATCGCCACCCATGATGGATTCCGTGATATCTCTTTTGTTTGTCAGATTATGCTCGACAAACTAGTCAGTGGAGCTTTTCGAGACTGTCCAGGCCCAAAAACATCCACATTTTCCCAAGACGGCTTTGGGTATAGTGGAGTGGTGATAACTACCCTCACCGCTTCTTCAAATGAGACCTGTTCGCTTAGCTTAACGTGCCACGGCTGTCTGCTGCAATCCACAAAAATGATCTTTCTCGCAGGGAAGACAACTTCTCGGGCATTTGTCAAGTGTGGGAACCATACGAGCACCTTGCTCGTTGGGAGCACTTCAGTTTCCATTGAGTGTGCCCTTAACCCTATCTCGCAAGGATGGCGCCTGGCTCGACACGTGGTGGATAGGTATCGACGGTTTGGCGTGTCTGGTGTTGCGGGAGTGTGGCAGGATCTGGTTGGAAAGTTTTCGGTTGGTGCCTTTTTCTCCAACACAACCCTTCTAGTCATTTTCGTCCTCGCTGCCTTGATTGACAAACGCATAGCCTTTCTGTTGGTTTTAGGGGGGTACTTTTACTATGTGCGGGCTGATCTGGGGTGTGGGATTGACACCACGAGAAAAACCATCTCGTGCGGCAGCGGCGCTTTTGTGTGGAAACACTTGGGCGTTGGCATTTCCAATGATCATGCTGTGGAACTTGAAGATTACTCATTCACTGACTTGTACATAAAGGATATGTTTAGCTGGACCACGAAACCCTGCTTGATTTGTGAGGATGCTTTGCAGTGCGTAGCCCTGCGCAGAGCTGCTTTCTCTGCTGTTGGGTCAATGGGTCCTGAACAGGTGTATGTAAATGACACATTGGCACGTACATTCAAGTTCTCCGAAACACCAAAGAGAACCATTTCCGTCACCATTAACCTAATTCAGTACAAGTTCTCATCTTATGTTGCACATGGACGCGCTGAGGGTGATCTGGGGCATCTACCAACAATGTTTGGAAGCTATCCCGAAAAAGAGGCTGATAAGGTTATCCGGATTGTCGCATCGCGGCCCGATATTCGCCGACTTTGCGGAAAAGCTGTCTCTTTCCAATTCAAGTTTACGGGCTTCCGGCGAGGCTTGTATGGTTCAAACGTTCAGGTTGAGGTCTCAAAGAACTCATCGACCGAGTGTCCCACGTACCTGGCGGGCGTTGTCGTGAAGAATGGCCGAACTGTCATCACTGACGGCATGTTTTGGTTGGAAAGCACAGTGTTGGATGGAGTTGCCCAGATTACATCACTTGAGATGCGTCAATCACACCGCTGTGTGTGGCCCAGGGAATACACCCCAGACACGCTCAGTGACCCTTCAGACCAAGCTTTATTTATTCCACCTGCTTGGGGGGGACCAATTTCGCGAGTGAACCACATAATCGGGTACAAGACACAAACTGACTTTCCGTGGAACGTTAGTGACATCACTCTCATAGAGGGCCCAGCCCCTGGCACAAAGGTCAAGGTGGACTCTAGATGTCATGGGCGAATGCACGCACAGGTAATTGGACCGAATGACACGGAATCCTGGTGTTGCCAATCATGCACAAGAATAGTCCACTTTCGAGTTGGTGACCTCCTATATTACCCCATGGAGATCCAACTTGGAACCATGTCTGAAGCGCCAGAGCCGAATTCTAAAATATTTGAGGAACCGATCGGCGAGGAACCAGAACCAACAGTTGACGACATATTGAAGAGATACGGGAAGGCAAACGCTCAATCGGATTTCCGGAGGGTGAGCCCACGTGCAGGAGTTGGGTTCGACCGCTCCCTCCTAAATCTCCTGTGCCTCGCTATTTCATTGCAGCTTATCGGGGCAAAAACCAGAACATCGACACTAACCCGTCTATTTCTGACGATTCTAGCAATGGCGCTCTTTGGACTCCCCAATTTGTTTTCATCTGTGGGGCTATCTGCTTGGGTGTTGCTAGTGGCGTCCTCATCATCGCAACCGCAAGATCTATTGATGAATCTCTGGATCATACTACAGACTGGGAGCTCAGCAGTCCTGCTGTTGGGGTACATGATCAGGAAGAAACTCTCAATAGTGCTAGGGGTCCACCACTTGGTGACTTTGATGTGCATTCAGTTCCTGTTCTCCGCCGTCGATCGCTATCAGAAATATCTCTACGGTCTCCTAGAACTCATGGCTTCGGTGGTCCTGCTGAGCGCCTACAAGAGCGTCCTGCAGGCTCTCCCCCCAGAGGTTCTATGTTTCAGCCTGATAATGGGGTGGAAGACAGCCCTGTCTCTCGCTACCGTTGTGTCTCTGATCTTCAGTTTGAACGCTATGTACAAGTACGCATGTCAATATCACAATCCGAGGAACGGCTACAGAGACTCTGGCGCGAATTTATGGTTTTGGACTGTATCCTTGGCGAGCGCTGGGGGAATCTGGGCGGCGGAGAAAGCTCACCAACCAACGGTGGCAGCTGTCCTAGCCTTTACAATGATAGTGCTCTTTCTTTACATGGAACAGACGAACGTCAGTATGGAGCTTGAGTTCATCTCAGCTGGAGAGACTCCCGAAGGAGTGTCAACCGAAAATGATGACGGGATGAATATTCCTGACTTAAAAGGGCGCTATGGGGAGGATGGGATCGTCGTGGGGGCGGCCTCATCGTCTGGCCACCTACCCGAGCTCGTGTTTGTGTTCCTCCTAGGTTTTGCCGTGACGTCCACTTCATACTTTTTGGGGGCGCTCTACCTGCTCATCGCAACCAGCACTAACCTTCCCGTGACCATAATACGGATGCTGCGTATGAAGCTCACTGCCAACAACCGATCTGATGATCTCTTGGGACTCGGCGGACCTATTGAAACTGATCTCCAGACCAGCTTTCAAGACATTCCCAATGGAGTGTATCGCATCGTTGTTCGCAGCTTATTTGGCGACCGGCAACGAGGGGCTGGCTTCTCGAAAAATGGGGTGTTTCACACTCTCATGCACGTCACTCGAGGTGAACCAGTTAAATGGCGTGGGCGAGTTGTCGTTCCTCACTCTGGTAGTGCCTTGCGCGACGTGGTGTCGTATGGTGGACCTTGGCAGTTGGACACCCCCACTACCACGGAAGACCTCGTGCTGATGGCTTGCAAACCGGACAAGACCGTTGAGTACCATCGGTACAGGCCGGGAGTCATGAGTATTGACGGTGAACCTGTCATGTTCATTAGTGATGATTTCGGAAAAGGATCTTCTGGCTCACCGTTCTTCATTAATGGCGAGCCCGTCGGGTTCTATGGTTTTGGGTTCTATGTGAACGGCATTTATCGCTCAACAGTAGCAGGTGGTAAACCAACCGATGTCACGGAGAACTTGGACTGTGATTCGACCAGGCGGTTCGTGACATGGCATCCGGGAAAAGGAAAGACGCGCAAGGTTATTGTCGAAGAAACTAAGAAGAACTATGATTCCAACCAACGGACCGTGATCTTAACACCCACCCGGGTAGTCATGGCTGAGGTCGTTGAGGCCTTGAAGAACTCAGGCATGAGGAGTGATAAGAACCTGTCGTACTGCACCAGGAACCTGATAACGGTTGCATGTCACGCAACGTTCACGAAATTTGTTCTTAGCCATGGCGCCAAGAAAGTGCGGGTTGCCATGATCATCATGGATGAGTGCCATTTCATGGATCCTATGTCCATTGCTGCGCGCGGGATCATGGAGCATCTCCACAGCCAAGGAACAAAATTGATTTACCTTAGTGCAACACCACCCGGCCACGCGCCTGATACAGGCTCGAATTATGCAATAAGTGACCAATCCATTAGCTTCCCAACCTGGTTGAGTCCAGCGTGGATAGGAAACGTTCAAAAATCCGTGGGGGCGAAGAAGACCATTTTATTCGTCCCATCGCACAACCAAGCTAACACCCTGGCTAGTGCTATTCCTGGATCCGTCCCATTGCATCGAGCAAACTTTTCCACTAACTATGCACAAGCGGGTGATGCAGCCACCGCCCTGGTAATCTCCACCGACATCTCAGAAATGGGAGCGAATTTGGGCGTCGATCTGGTTATAGACACTCGAAGAGCTTTGCGACCCCTTGTGGATTCTGCCACGCGTGTGAAGCTGGTTGAAACGAACATAACCACATCATCCATGATCCAGAGGAGAGGGAGGACGGGAAGACGGGAACCAGGAACGTATGTGTATCCTATTGATAGCCAAACGGAGGAAAATCCAGTGTCTTGGGCGTGTTGGCCTGAAGCCCAAATGATACTGGACCAGCTCGGCATGACTTTTATGCTAGAGGAAGCCGCATACAGCCAACCCCCGGGGAGATTCACCCTAGTGGGAGAGGATAGAATGCGATTTTCAAAGCTTATGGACCGGGATGACATTCCCATTTGGTTGGCGTGGCACTGGGCAGAAGCTGGGGACCGACGGCACTCAGCCCTGTTTCAGGGCGAAGGAACCGGAAAGATCATCGAGAACCGATTTGGCAAACAAGAGTATCGACCACAATACGTTGATGACCGCTTTGAGAGCGTTGAGTGGGAGACGCGCAAGGTGTCCATTGATTTCTACATGAACTGCCGCGGGGGGCCTAGCCTCTATGAGTTTTTCACATTGATTGATTGGACTGACATATGGAGGAGAACGACATCTGCTCTTTGGGATTTGAGTGACGTCATGAATGGAGAACTGCGTGACCGGTCCACAACTGAGCGCTCCCTTACCGTGCTAATGGCTTTTGTCTTGGGCGTCTCAATTGTGCTCTCCTGTTTCATCGCTGTCTGGGCATTGTGTTTCCTATTCTCCTTGTTTAGGCCGCGAAAGGTAACTTATGAGCAAATGCCATCTAGTGACCCACTTAGCGGTGGTGTCTTGGTGTCAACCCCTAGCCTCCTTTATTATATGGGAGTCCCCTTGGGGTTCTGCGTCGTCATATCACTGGCTATGTTCTTGGTGTACCCAGTATTGTACAAGTCAATTGGAAATCGCAGTTACATGGACAGCGATTTGGTAAAGTGGGTCATCTTGGGATCATGTCTGATCTGCGGAGTGCTGGCTTGGGAGATGCGAATGTTCCCGAACATACGTGGCGACCTCATGGAGCTCGTGAAAGCTGTCAAGGAGCCCGAGGAGGTCGTGAATTCCGGGCCATTTTTTCCAAGTTGGGAAATAGCGCGGGGAAAGGGAGCTACAATGTTGGACTCTCTGCAGGTATTCTTCTTCATAACAGTGTTGTCAACAAAATTCTTGTACTGGTTCCAGGAGAACTGGACTGCACGAATGTACGCCATGAAACATCCGGAGATGGTTAGCTCGATTGGTGGATTCAGATTTGATGAAATTCCATTCAGGGCAGTCCTTCCCTCTGGTTTTGCCATTGTCGCGATTGCTAGCCTCTCAAGTGTGGTGGTGGGGCTTCTGGCAGCTGGTGTGTTCATGGCCATCATGTACTGTCAGAACAAGTGGAATGCCACCCCAAAGATCTTGACAGCATTGGACGCTCGCGACCAGAGACATGATCGTCCCACTGAAATCACTAGTAGAGTGCCACTCGAAAACACTCGGTCCATCATGTATGCCTTTTGCTTGATCTTCAGCCTGTTTTGGGCTTTCTGCACACGGTCTCCTGGAGATTTTCTCCGAGGGTCATTGGTGGTCGGGGCTAGCATGTGGCAAATTCTCCATCCCCGGTCAAAGATCCATGATGTCATGGATTTTGGCTCCATGGTGTCTGCCATAGGGTTGCTAGAAATGAACTACCTTTTTTATAGGTTCATGCACATTGCCGCTAGAGCCTTGGGCGCGGTAGCTCCCTTCAACCAGTTTCGAGCTCTGGAAAAGTCAACAACGATCGGTCTGGGAATGAAATGGAAGATGACTCTGAATGCTCTTGATGGAGATGCATTCACAAAATACAAATCACGCGGGGTAAATGAGACGGAGCGGGGTGATTATGTCTCTCGTGGCGGCCTCAAATTGAATGAAATCATCTCAAAGTACGAATGGAGACCGAGTGGTCGAGTGGTGGATTTGGGATGTGGGCGCGGTGGCTGGAGCCAGCGAGCTGTGATGGAGGAAACGGTGTCCTCCGCTCTCGGGTTCACAATAGGTGGGGCGGAAAAAGAGAATCCTCAGCGATTCGTCACGAAGGGATATAACCTGGCTACGCTAAAAACTGGAGTGGATGTTCATAGGCTCACCCCATTCCGGTGTGACACCATTATGTGTGACATCGGAGAGAGTGATCCCAGCCCAATCAAGGAAAAGACCAGAACTCTCAAAGTCTTGCAATTGTTAGAAAATTGGCTCTTGGTGAACCCGGGAGCCCATTTTGTGTGCAAGATTCTATCACCATATTCTCTTGAAGTCCTTCGGAAAATCGAGTCCCTCCAACATCTGTACAATGGCAGGTTGGTGCGCCTCTCCCACAGTCGAAATAGCTCGGCTGAGATGTACTACATCTCCGGGGCTAGGTCTAACGTGGTGCGCACCACATACATGACGCTGGCCGCCTTAATGGCCCGCTTCTCCCGACACTTAGACAGCGTTGTCCTCCCGAGTCCTGTGTTGCCCAAAGGCACACGGGCTGACCCGGCTGCTAGTGTGGCATCCATGAATACCAACGACATGACGGACCGTGTTGAACGCTTAATGAACGAGAACCGTGGAACATGGTTTGAAGATCAACAACACCCCTACAAGAGTTTCAAGTATTTTGGATCGTTTGTCACCGATGATGTGAAGGTAGGAGGGCAAGCGGTGAACCCCCTCGTTAGGAAGATCATGTGGCCATGGGAGACTCTCACGAGTGTGGTGGGGTTTTCCATGACTGACGTGTCAACCTACTCACAGCAGAAGGTACTGAGGGAGAAGGTGGACACTGTCATCCCTCCCCACCCACAGCATATACGGCGGGTCAACAGGACGATTACAAAGCATTTTATCCGGTTCTTCAAGAATCGCAACTTACGACCGCGTATTTTATCAAAAGAAGAATTCATCGCCAACGTTCGAAATGATGCGGCTGTAGGATCGTGGAGCAGGGATGTGCCATGGCGAGATGTGCAAGAAGCCATACAGGACCAGTGCTTCTGGGATCTCATCGGAAAGGAACGGGCCCTCCATCTGCAAGGGAAGTGTGAAATGTGTATCTACAACACCATGGGCAAGAAGGAGAAAAAGCCCAGCCTAGCTGGTGAGGCCAAGGGCTCAAGGACCATCTGGTACATGTGGCTTGGGAGCCGGTTCCTTGAATTTGAGGCTCTAGGCTTTCTTAATGCGGATCACTGGGTCAGTAGGGAGCACTTCCCTGGGGGAGTTGGAGGCGTTGGTGTCAATTATTTCGGGTACTACTTGAAGGACATTGCCAGCAGAGGAAAATACCTTTTCGCGGACGACATTGCTGGATGGGACACAAAAATTAGCGCGGAGGATCTGGAGGATGAGGAAGCTCTCCTAACAGCCCTCACGGAAGACCCCCACCACAGAGCGTTGATGGCGGCTACCATGCGACTGGCATATCAGAACATTGTGGCCATGTTCCCACGAACACACTCAAAATACGGCAGCGGCACGGTGATGGACGTCGTTGGCCGTCGGGACCAACGTGGGTCAGGGCAAGTAGTCACATATGCGCTGAACACCATAACAAATGGTAAGGTTCAGGTGGCGAGGGTTTTAGAAAGTGAAGGACTACTGCATGCGGATGAATCGGTGTTGGATGCGTGGTTGGAAAAACACCTTGAAGAAGCTCTCGGAAACATGGTCATTGCTGGAGACGATGTTGTTGTGTCGACAGACAATCGCGATTTTTCATCTGCTCTCGAATATCTCGAGCTGACGGGAAAAACTCGGAAGAACGTCCCACAGGGAGCTCCCTCCAGGATGGAGAGCGACTGGGAAAAGGTGGAGTTTTGTTCTCACCATTACCATGAAATGTGCCTGAAAGACGGCAGAATCCTCATAGCACCTTGCAGACATGAGAACGAAGTGCTTGGTCGTAGCCGATTGCAAAAGGGAGGGGTAGTCAGCATCTCGGAGAGTGCTTGCATGGCCAAGGCCTATGCCCAGATGTGGGCATTGTATTTTTTCCACAGGCGTGATTTACGCCTAGGTTTCATTGCCATCTCGTCGGCTGTGCCAACCAATTGGTTCCCTCTAGGACGTACCTCGTGGTCAGTCCACCAGCATCACGAATGGATGACCACTGATGACATGCTTCGGGTTTGGAATGACGTGTGGGTGCACAACAACCCGTGGATTCTAAACAAGGAGTCAATTGAATCCTGGGATGACATCCCCTACCTGCACAAGAAACAGGACATAACCTGCGGAAGCCTGATAGGGGTCAAGGAGCGCGCAACGTGGGCACGAGAGATTGAAAATAGTGTCATCAGCGTCCGGAGGATAATCGACGCAGAAACTGGGGTCCTGAACACCTACAAGGACGAGCTCTCAGTTATGAGTCGATATCGAAGAGGAAATGATGTCATTTAGACGAAATCGAATAGAGCCGTGAGGAACCAGCATCCTCCCGGCCACAGGAGCAGGGCATGAAAATGTCGGGCATGACGAACCCGCTCCCCCGAGTCCCCTGGCAACAGGGTGTGTTCCCTTATGGAGCACGTTCGAGCAGGGCACATTAGTGTCGGGCGTGACGCACCCGCTCCCCTCAGTCCCCTGTGCAACAGGGAGGGCACTTGTAACCCCCGTAGGAGGGTGCCCGCTTCCGTCCTACAAAAACCTCTGATCATAGGTACCTGATCTAAGATGGTGGTGGCGGCCCATCTTATCATTTAGCTAGCTGATGGTCTTAAGCATCCCTCCCATGGAATGGGTAAGAGAAGCCTGCAAACAAAACTGGATGGCACCAGTGCTCTTACAAAATGGCAGCCAAAGCGATCCAGAGCTTTCAAAACTGGACGGGGCAACAGGGAGAAATCCCGGGGTAGCGAACCTCCTCCGTTAATGTGAAAAAGTATGGGGAAAGAACTCATCTTAACCTCCCACCGTTAGGGAGTTTTGATTATCTTTTCTATACCATAGATGC